GACGCCCTTGGAGAGCAGGATGCGATTGAGGCCCGACGAGAGCTTGATGACGAGGAAGAGCAGGACGCCAAAGTAGACGACAAGGACATCCAACTAGCGCTCCAGTCGCAACCCGTCCCCGGGAGTTCGTTGACATCACCCGCCACCACGCCCGGAAAAGCAGAGAACGTTATGGTATGCCAGCCGTGCCCATCCAACCCTCAAGAGTACGCTCGCCCCCCTGCCGCCAACCCCCCCCACCTACGCGCGATCGTTAAGCAACCGAAACCTATGCCAGTTTGGGCGGGCCGACTATGGCAGGAGATGAAGGCCGAGGAGGAACGCAAGGGCCACAACGGGTATGGGTCCAAACAGGACATCCCCGCCCCGCGAAGCGGAAAAACCCAGGATTACAACCAAAAAGTACCGGCGCGAGCCGAGATCCTGAGAACTGCTCCAGCGCCAGCGGTGACCCCCGCCCAGAGGCCCCATCCGCATCAACTCCCCGCCCCGACCCACCAACAGGTCATCCATCAGGCTGTCAACACCACCGTCCTCCCCGACGCCCCCATACCCGGGATCGACGAAAAGACCATCCCCGAGCTGTTAACACCGCATCATCGACAGCAATGGCATGTGATCGTGCACAACATCGGGCACGACCGTCTCTCCGAGATGCAGAAGGAGTGTGACTTGTCGACCGAGCTGAAAGGTCAGCGTGCGATACTGGGACAGAGTGAGGAGTATCGAACCGCCGTAAACACTTACCTGGAGAAGATACGTGCGTTCCGGGACGACGGCCGCATCCCCCGCGTCACGTTGCCACCTATCCAGATCGGCAACCGACTCCACCCAACCCTCCACGCGTACGCCAATGTGTATGGGCTGTTGCACGACCACATGACCAGAGGAAATGGCAGACAAGACCCGCTCCCCCCCGTCGTGCAGGACGTACGATGTCCGTGTGGCGTGCAACTCGGAGGTCGTAACGGTTGCCTCACAGCATGCGACCATTGGTTCTGTGCCGCATGCGTCTGCGAGAATACCACAAACGACACATTCGAGTGCCCTGTGTGCGGCGCCACCGAACACCTCGATAGCATACACGCTCGACACGCTGTGTTGGTGAGGGAATTGCATGTCGCCCCCCGACCCCCGCCCAACGCCCCGCCAGGCGGGCCGCCGGAGGAGAACGAGCAGGCAGTCGACTGGTCGGGTTCTGACATCCCCGAGGCTTATTGGTGCGGGGTGGCCGCCATGATCGCCTACCGAAGGCGCAGGCGGATCGACAGGGCCAACGACCTGGTCTTCGCAGCAGGTGCGGTGGAGCGAAACCCCCCCGCCGTGTTGTATTATCGACCTGACGAAAACCGGTACCCGCGAAGAGCATACACGATGTCTGATCTGCTCGTGTACCGCCGGTTCCCATTGGCCCCCGTCGTGGCACGAGTTTCCTCCCTACTTGTCAACAGGGTGGAACGCCTGGCCAGTCGCTTTGCCGAAATTGGAGGGCCGGTGACGGCCTACCATTTTCACAATCCGCGAACCCCCCGCAGTCTTGGACACTTGGCTCCTCGAGCCCCCCCCCTGTGTATGGCTCCCATTGACCTCGAAGATGCCATACCCGTCACCATCTTCACCAACACCGACATCGACGACCGCACACCGCTGTTGATCAAAGCGGCCCGCTTCTGCTCGAGGATCATTCCTTTCCTACACCCCACGGAAGAGTGGCAACTTGGTGACGACTCAACGCAAGCAAGTTACGACACCGAATACGTCGAGGAGGGAACCCGTAGCCTCGGATATCGCTTGGCCGTGTGGCGGGCCGACCATACGTCGACCGTCTTGTCCGAGGGGCGCGTGCACACAGCGCAAACAATGTTGTCGTCGCTTTTTGGGGCCTCGCGACTGGCCTATGTGAACCGCCAAATCGTCGAATTCCTTGGGACCACTGGAACGCAGAATCTCAAGAACTTGCATGTCCGGGCAGCCGCCTTTAGGGAGGAGAAGAAATACACTCCCGCCCAAGGTCTTATCAACGCTGCTATGCGCTGCCTCGTCGGAGAAGAATTCTATGACGGGCTGAACCAGCGGGCGGCGCAAGTGGCGGCGGACTCTGTGCGATATTTCTGTCAATTGCGGTACTTCAAGTCCATCGGTGACCTCATGACGGTGCCAGTGCCACGGTTGCTGGATTTTCAGGTAGGGGCTCGGTCTGCGGCGTCGCGGACGACAGGGGCCCTTTCAGGATTGGTAGAGTCAAAGCCATCCAGCCGCCCTACACCTTTAATGGTAGACTGAGGTGCTTGGTTAACCCCCAATACTTTGTGAACGGCAAACTCAACTTCGGCGACCTGTCCCACATCGTCGTGGACATGGGCTACAAGAGTGCAGGCTTTTGCTTCGCAGGTGACACGGTGACCTACGAGGACTCCAGTAACTCCCTGTCCATCGCACTGGACAGGATCGGAGGTGCACGTGAGTTGCCTTTTGGCCTGGAGGAGAACCGCGTCCGCAACGACCAGCGAGAGTTCATCCGGGCCCACCATGAGCAAATCGAAGAATTGGCGACGTTGTATGAACCATACTTCGATGAGTACCAAGGTGCATTTCGGGAGGCGGAATTGCACCACGATGACCCTCATATAAAGAGGGCACTGCGCCGCCAGGCATACCTAGAGGATATACGAACGGGCGCACAGGATATTGAGACCGGGCTCGGATTGCGCACGCTGCGGTATAAAGTGAAGAAGGACGAATTCGCAAAACCGCGCAAGAAGCCCAGGGCAATTGGTGATCTCGGCGTCACTGCTTCGTTGCTTGGATTCCGGCTGTTGGATTGCATGAAGATAGCCATGTCCTCTGAACCTTTCCGGTATAGAGACGGAGTCGCTTATTTCGTCAAAAGTCCGAAAGCCTCCGAGCTCCACCGCGCGTTTGAGACACTACGAGAACCTGAGGGCACCGCCGTGTTCATCTACTTCTCAGATGACTCCGTGCTGGCCCATCGCATCCCAGGAGGAGTTCATTACTTCAACCTCGACATCAAGTCGTGCGACGCCTCCCACACGTCATCGCTGTTTCGAGTCTTGGAGCGCCTCACCCCCGAAGGGCGCCCCCGGGACGATATGAAGCGAGTATCGGCTCAGTGTGCCCTTCCTTTTCGACTCCATTGCCCTGAAGATCCGAACCGGGTGTGCATATTACAGGCCGAAGAGGAAGTCCTATTCTCTGGATCAGTCGCTACCACCAGTCTCAACAATGTGGCCAATTTGCTCATCTTTATGGCTATCATGGACGCTGGTTATGACGGGACCCTCGAAGATGGCGAAGCTGTCGCGCTTCGGCGGGCTGCTCTTAGCGCCGGTTATGACATCTCCGGGTGCAAACCCCTGGAGCACTTCGAGCAAGTCCAATTCCTCAAGCACTCGCCAGTGCGAGATGCCCTCGACCAATTTCACCCCATGTTAAACCTAGGGACCTTGATGAGGTCGTACGGTATAGCGCATGGAGATGTCCTGGGACGCGGGAGCCTGTGTCAACGGTTTGAAGAGTTCGGTCAGGCCATGTTGCGATCAGCCTACCCTTACTCCAGCAACTTTGTTGTCGAGGCGTTGAGACGCGATGTGCAAGTCCGCAGTGAGATACAATCCCAAGTGGCGTCCAACTTCGCTTATAAGGTAGTAGACCTCATCGGCGACAAAGATGCCTA